GCTGTCCGCCGGGCTGCTGCTGCTGAGGGCCGCCCGGCTGCTGTCCGCCTCCGGAGGGCTGCTGCGGCCCGTTGCCGGGCTGCTGCTGTCCGGGCTGCTGCTGCTGTCCGTTCTGCCGTTGCTTGACACGCGCGGCATAGATGGACTCGGCGGACATGCCGACAAATTCCTTGTCGTACAAGGCGCCGTCGGGGAGCCGGAACCCGGCTGCTAGCAAGTCCGGGTTGATTGCCAAGTCGCATGCAACGTTCCACTCGCGCGGATCGCGCGTGCCACGCCTCACATGGTGACCGCGCGCGGGGTGCTCAACCTCGTGCGCAAGGACTCCGCATAGAACCGGCTCCGAAAGCGAAAGCACAAATTCCGGATTGTAGAAGAGGCTCCGCCCGTCCGTTGCCATCGTTTCGATTGAGGGCCGCTCAACGAACGGCATTTGCATGGCGAGTGCACCATAGAACCCATGGCGCACGTCCATGATTAGAGCGGTCCGGGCCCGATTAAGGCGTTGCAGGGCTTTAGCGTTTGCCATGGTCGCGGCTCCCCTCAGATCATGGAGTCGGCATTGCGGGCCGCCCACGCCACATAGGCGCCGGTTGCCTTGAGTCCGTTGTCGCGACGGGCCGCATCCGTCACAACGAAGCGCTCGTAATCGCCTCCGAGGCGTTCCGCATAGCGAACAATTGCCGGGAGATTGATCCGGTCCGCCTTGCGCGAGAGAAGGGAGGCGACGGCATAGACCGCAGCCGGATCGGAGGGAACGGGCGCCGTTTCCGGCTCGCGAAGGATTGTGGCGAGCGACGGCAGGTTGCGCCACGCTTTGGCGAAAGCCTGAAACTCCGCCGCTGCGCCCTCTCCAACCTTTGCGGCCGCGCGACGATACAAGGCGCCGTCCGGCGAATCCGCGATCCGCGACACGGCCGCCCACGAACGGGGAGAGGGGAACGCCATGGCGTCCGGCCCGGGCATGACATGCAACAGGTTCGGGCGGAAACCCATGAAGGCCACGACAAGCGGATGGACTCCGGCGCCCTCCGCCCACGCGCGCCACGCGTCCGCGTCCGGCTCCAGCACATAGTGCGAAAAGCGATTTGCGAGTGCGAGCGGCATGCGAGAGGCGGAGGAACGATCCGCCATGCGATTACCGGCCGCCACGATGCGCCAACCGGCCGGAAGCACGTAATCTCCGATGCGACGGTCTAGGACGAGTCCGTAAAGGGCCGCTTGCATCGACGGCGCGGCGTTGACTATCTCGTCAATGAAGAGGATTCCCTCCGGCCCGTCGCGGTCCGCGTCCGGCAAATCTTCCGGTTGGAGCCAAACCGTCCGCCGGGCCGCAATGTCGATTGTGGGGAGTCCGCGCACGTCAATCGGCTCGCGGAGGTTGGCGCGCCAGTCGATAAGCGGCACGCCACGGGCCGCCGCGATTTCCCGCATCATGTCCGACTTGCCAATGCCGGGAGCGCCCCAAAGCATGACGGGGAGGTTGGAGTCGATATCGCACTCAATGTCGGCGCGGACGGTCTGAAACGTGGCCATGGTGACAGTCTCCAAAGGTTGCCCGGGCATGCCGGGCCGGATCGGACGCGGAGCGGTCCGCCACGCGTCACGCGCGCTTGTGGCACGTGACGCGGACGCGGGCCGCGCCTAGGCGAGGAAGTCGGACACCTCCGCAAGGATCGCGGCCGCCGCTTTCGCCGTGTCGCGGCGGAGCACGTCAGAGTCTCGCAAGTCCGCCGCGTCATGCTGGCAAAGGTCCGACTCCATCCGCTCTGCGATGCGGGAAAGGGCCGGATCGTTCGTGAGGTTCAAGCCCGGGAGGATGCTGGCCAACTCCCGGACGTTTTCGACTAGGGAGTCGCGGAACACATTTTCCGCGCGGCCCGTGGCGCCTCCGGGCTTGTATGCGTTGAGGCGTTCCACCATTCGGCCCGTCACCTCCGCCACGCGTTGCCATGCGTCGCGCGTGGCGTTGGCGAGTGCGTCCCGTGCGGCGGACTCTATGGCGGCCCGAATCTCCGCCGCTTGCGCGTCCGCGAGGTCAACCCGGAAGTCGGACGCGTCCGGAACCGGGAGGATGCGGACTCCGAACGCGAAACGGTCCGCAATGTCCGCCGCGTCCGGATAGTCCGCCGGATCGAACATGCCATTGAGGCGGAGTCGCGCGTCGTCCACGTATGACGGATAGGCTGCAACGAACGCCGCGACGGCCGCCTCGAACGCGTGGCGCAAGTCGCGCATGGCGTTACTGTAAGCCTCGAATCCCGCCGCCGGGAGGATGCGGGCGCCCTCGTCAAGCCATGGCAACGTCCGGGCATAGTGGAGCGAACGGGCGGCGTTGGCGGCCGTGACGATACCCGCGAGTGCGTCCTTTGCGACCAATGCCTTATTGTAGCGGCCCGCATCCGCTGCGGCGCCGTGCGAGGCGTTCACCTCGTCAGTAACCTTGCGGTCAAGGCGACGGGCGGACCATTGGCGAATGGTCAAGCCGCAAAGCATGGCACGGGAGGCGAGAACGGACCGGGAGGGAACATGCATTGACATGGTGGACTCCAAGGATTGCGCCCGGGCATGCCGGGCAAAGGTTCAAGGGTTGAGTGCGAGGGCCGCGACAAGCACGGCCGTGAGGAAGAGGAGGAGGGCCGCCGCATCGAAGGCGGCCCGGAAGAGGTCACGCGCGGTCACGCCATGGACTCCCCATTGGCGGCCCGGGCGGAGCCGACAGCCCAGGCGAGAAGCCGGGCCGCCTCCCGGGAGTCGCTATGGCGAACGGCCGTGCTTGCGAGGCGAATGCAGCGCAACGCGTGGCGGAGAAGCACGGACTCGTGCTCGCACGTGGCCAGCTGGAGTCGACGCAAGGCAAAGCCCTGGAGTCGAGCGATAGCGGACGGATTCATGGTCAAGCCCTCCCGGTCACGCGTTCAAAAACGCGTGCTTTTCAGCGATGCGGATGCGACGGGCGGACCGCGTCAAGCGGCGCCGTTCTTCGCGAACGGACCGGCGGACCTTGCGATTTTCCTGCGGAATCGTCGTCATGGGAGTCATCTCCGAGTGCGCGCCCGGTCATGCCGGGCGGGAACGCGCCATGCGTTCCGAGGGCCGCCCGGAACCGGGCAACCGTCGCAGCGCAAAGCCGGGAGAGAAGGCGGGAGGCGGAACGGGCCGCCTCCCGGGCCGCCTCAGCTGCGGCCCGCAGCCCATGCCATGCGGCGGAGCGCCCATCGTGCCATCCGCTCGCCGCGTTCGATCCGGACCGGATCGGAAGAGCGGCGGCCCTCCCGGCGGACTGCGTTCCAGTAGAAGAAAACGGCGCGACGCTCTGCGAGAGACATGCTGCAACCTCATGCTGCGAAGCGGCCGGAACCCGGGCCGCACGGGAGGCGGCCGGAGCCGCATCAACGGAAGAGGCGGCCGGAGCGGAACCCGCAACCCGGGCCGCCACGGCCGCCACAAGAGCGGGGACCGCACGGGCCGCCGCATCAGCTGCGGCCGCAAGCGCGCGGCGAGCGAAGCTGAGGCACGCGAGAATGCGGCCGCGCGCGCTCCAGCAATGCCGGTTGGCGAGCGACAGGGCGGAAGCGAAAAGCCGCACGGCGTCGGAAGTCCGGCCAGCCGCGAGGGCCGCCCTTCCTTCCGCCATCCGTGCGACAATCGCTTGCACCGTTCCGTTCCCTCTTTCGCTCTGAGGCTAAGCCCGTACTCCGCCGGGCCGCCTCTCCTCACTGCTTCCTGTCTCTCCCTCCCTCCCCGTAAGCCCGTCCATGCCGGGCCGGGGAGAGGGCCGCCCGTCCATGCCGGGCCGCCGCGTCTCACGACGCAAAGCGAATATAGGCGCATACGCATCCGCCGACAAGTCCCTTACACAAGCATTCGTGCAGCATCCATCCGCAGTCCATGCCACGCCACAAAGCGGATTAGCAGGCACGCGCGCATGCTCACAGAACGAAAGATAGTCAAGTGTTCATGCGGCCATACCTCTATAGCAGTAGAGAGGCGTGGCACTGCCCGGCCAGCAGCCCAGAGCCCAGGCCCAAAGACCTAAAGGGATGGCCCCTCCGACTTAAAAAAACGGGCCGTAACTAGAGGACCGACGGGGGCGGTCAAACGAATACGGCCTGGGAAACAGCCGTTTGACAGGGATTGCAATTTACGGCACCGCTTCTGGCTATGCGCGAGTATGCGTCGACCAATGGACTTGGTTCCGTCGTTTAGGCGCCTGGCCCTGCCGCGGCTTCAGAGGAAGCAGCGAGACAGAGAGACCAGGGGCAGCCGACACGAAAGGGGCTATGACCAGCGGTGGGCTCGGTTCGCTGCACGGTTCTTGCGTGAAAATCCGTTGTGCCGCTGGCATCAGGCAGCGGATTGCGACGTGCTTGCCGACGTGGTGGACCACATCCTGCCATTGCGGGACTTTCCTGCCCTCCGGCTGCACAGACCGAACGTCCAAGTCCTCTGCCGTGAGTGCCACGGACTGAAGGGCAAGATGGAGGCTTACGCCCGCGAGCGCGGCGAGCTTCATCTCCTCGAGACCTGGTCGGCTGACGAGAGATCGCGCCCCAGGCAATTCCAGCGCCTCCTGGCTCACACGCATGCTGCAACCGCCTGTCCTGACGGTGCGGCCGCGCGCGCTGCCGCTGGGCCGGCTCCAGATCGTCGTGCCGTGGCGGGTGATCTTCCGCGGGACGACGTGGTCTCGGAGCCTGGGCCCGCTCGAGTACGACCTCTTCCTCCTGCTCGCAGCCCGACCGGGCCGGGTGGTGCCGCGGACTGAGATCGTCGACACGCTCTATGGCGACGACCCGAACGGCGGTCCCGACGACACGGTCACGGCGGTCGGCGCGCTCTGCCACAAATTGAACCGGAAGATCTCCTGTCTCCGGCTCATCGTCCGGCAGCAAGGCTTCTGGGCCCGGTTTATCGACGAGAGGGCGCCATGAAGGCCTTCGCCCGCGTCGCTCCCGAGGCGGTTGCCGTGTGCGGCGTGTTCGCCGGCATCTCCCTCGTCTTCTCCCTTTTCGTCTTCCTCACCTGACCCTCCCGGCCGGAGACCCTCACCATGGCTTCGCTGATCTACAACTCGTTCTGGGAGGATCTCGCTCGCGGCGCGATCGACCTGGACACCGACACCTTCAAGGTGATGCTCACCACGAGCACCTACACCGAGGACAAGGACTCGCACCTCAAGCGCTCGTCCGTGACCAACGAGGTGACGGGCACCGGCTACACCGCCGGCGGCGCCTCGACGACGGTGACGGTCACCAAGGACACGGCCAACGATCGCCTCGACGTGACGATCGGCGCGGCCTCCTGGTCGACTGCGACGATCACCGCGCGCAAGGCGGTCATCTACAAGTCCCGCGGCGGCGCTTCGTCGGCGGACGAGCTCGTGGCCGTCATCGACTTTGGTTCGGACGTGGTCTCGTCCGGCGGCACCTGGTCGCTGTCCGCCTCGACGCTGCGCGTCCAGAACTGATCCCGCCGCACTTCTCAGGAGACACCACAATGGCTTCCAGTGCGGAACTCATCGCCCTGCGCGATGCCAAGATCGCCGAGCATCAGAAGCTCGCTGCGAAGAAGGACAAGATCCGGGTCGAGATGGGCGCGGTTGCCCAGGAGATCGTCGAGATCGACCAGCAGATTCGCGAGGCCGAGGGCGCCGAGCGCGCGCTTGCTGCGTCCGGCGCTTCCGGTCAAGCCTGACGCGCCATGCCCTACATCGCGCGCACCGATGGCGGTCTGACCGTCATCGAAATCCGGCAGGGCTCGCTTGCCGACATCGCCGAGGTCGAGCGCGCCAACTGGCGCGACGTGCAGGAAGTGCGCCCCAGCGGGCGCGGCCCGGCGCTCACGGTCAACGGCGACGGCTCGCAGGTCAACCTGGTGTGGCCCGGCGGCAGTGCCGATTCCGCCTGGCAGGCGATGGAACTCAAGGCCTATGCGGCTGAGGTGAGGTGGCAGCGCGCGTCCGGCGGGCTGACCCTGCCCAACGGCGTCAGGGTCGATACCTCCGACGCCTCGCAGGACAAGATCACGGCGGCGCTGCTGATCCTTGAACGGGGGTGGGTGTCGTCGATTTCGTTCAAGGCGGTGTCCGGCTGGGCCACGCTCGACCTCGCCGCCATGACCGGCATCGCCCAGGCGGTGGCGGCCTATGTGCAGGCGTGCTTCGCCGCGGAGAAGGAGTGCCTTGACGCCATCGCGGCGGGCGCCGTGAAGAGCCGCGCTGAAGTCGACGGGTGGGACTGGCCCTGATCCATGGCGACGACTTGGGACGCCTCTAAAAAATCGTCAACGATCACACTGTCCGGTGGCAACCTCATTGCCACCGGTTCGGGTTCGCCTGACAAGTTCGTCCTGACTGTCGATGGGTCGTCGTCGGGAAAGTTCTATTTCGAGGTCGTCGCCACCACGCGCAGCAGCGGCGGGTTCGGCGTCGGCGTCGTGGCGCCGGGAGCGGGGTTCAACCTAGATACCGGCTATTTCGGCGAAAACGGCACCAACAGCATCGGCGCCTATTGGTCCGACAGTCAATGGTACTATGAGCCTGCTGGGTACACGGGCGCGCGCCAGAGTTTCGGGCAAGGGGATCACATCGGCATCGCATTTGATGCCTCGACCCGCACGATATGGTTTCGCAAGAACGGAGGAACCTGGGCCGGCTCGACGCTCAGTGCCGACCCCGCCACGGCCAGCAACGGCCAGGGCATGTCAAGTTCGGGGTCGTCGACCTATTACGCCGCAGTCGCCTGTTCGAACGGCGACGTGTGGACGGGCCAGTTTGCCTCGACATCGTGGACGTATTCGGCCCCCTCGGGTTTTTCGGAACTCGGGGCCGCTGCTGCGACGAAAGCCATCCTGTTGCCCCGCCGCGCCCTTCGCACATTCACCCGGAGATTCTGATGAGCCGCATCTATGCCGTGCCGTACACGGGCACGATCACCGCAGCGGGCACGGATACCGACCTCCTCTCGGTCCAGCCTGCCTCCAACAAGCCCATTCGCCTGCGCGGCTGGTCGATCGGCCAGATTTCCGAGGTGGGCGATGCGGCCGAAGAGGGCGTGCGCATCTCCATCATCCGCCTGCCCGCCACCTTCACGGTCGGCACCGGCGGCGGCGCGGTGACACCTGTTCCGATGAACGTGGCCGATGCCGCCTGCGGCGCCACGGTGCGCTGCAATGACACGACCGTCGCCACCACCTCGGGCACGGCGGTGTTCCTCGGCGAGCACGGATGGAACGAGCGCGGCAGCCCGTGGGAGTTTTGGTATCCGGATGCGGATTATTGCCCGGTGTGCATCAACGGCTCCGGTCTCATCGTGCGGCTTCAGACGACGCTTGCAGATGACATGACGGTCGCCATCACCTTCTATATCGAAGAGTTGTGAGTTTGAGCGGTGGCGATCTGGCTCCGGCGAGGTAGGCGCCCCCGCAAAGGCAAGAGGTTTCTGCCGCCAAGTGCGGTTGCGGCCACCGGCGGCAACGCGTCAGGTCAGGTACTCTCCGCCACCGCGTCCATCGCGACGGCTGGCGCAGCGTCTGGCGGTGCGTCGCAGGCGGGATCCACGCTTTCGGTTACGGCGAGCCTGATCGCCGGCACGGCGTCTGGGAACTCCTCGCAGGCGGGATCGACTCTCTCGGCGACCGCGTCGATCGCGACTGCTGGCGCTGCCATCGGCGGCGCTCTGGCGGCCGGGATCCTCCTAGGCGTGACCGCATCGCTGATCGGCGGCACGGCGACGGGCAACGGGTCTGCCACGGGCCAGGTGCTGTCGGCGACTGCGTCTATCCCGACCGCGGGTTCCGCGACGGGTGGTGCGTCTACCGCAGGCCAGACGCTTTCGGCCACGGCGAGCCTCATTGCGGGCTCGGCGGGCGGTGCCAGCCCAGGTAACGCTTCTGGCGCAACGCTGACGGCCACTGCCTCGCTGATCGCAGGGACGGCGACCGGCGGCGCGGCGGCTTCTGGGACCACGCTGACGGCCACGGCTTCCGTGGCAAGCTCTGGTGGCGCGACGGGTGGTGCGAGCCGGGCAGGGGCGACCCTGACAGCCACGGCCAGCGTCGCGGTCGCGGGCACGGGTACGGGCGGCGCATCGACGGCGGGTCAGACCCTGCCGGTCACGGCGAGCCTGCTTCCGGGCGGCGCGGCGGGCGCGGGAGGCGGCACGGCGGTCGGGCAGACGCTCGGCACGACGGCGTCGCTGATCCCGGGCACGGCCTCTGGTGGCGCGGCACAGGCCGGCACGACCCTGACGGCGACGGCGTCGCTGCTCGCGGGCTCGGGCACGGTCTCTGCCACGGCGACGGGCGTACTCCTCCCGGTCACGGCAAGCCTCACGGCTGGCGCGCGCTCTGGTGGTGCGTCGGTTTCCGGCGCGACGCTCCCTGTAACGGCGTCGATCCTGCCTGGTTCCGCATTCAGCGGGACGGCGGCGCCTGGCGCGACGATCACGGTCACGGCGAGCCTGATCCCGGGCGTGCGCTCGGGTGGAGCGGTAGTCTCCGGTATCGTCCAGCAAGTCGTTGCGGTGTTCCTCCAGGGCATCGCCACGGGGGATGGCTCGGCGGCCGTGCTGGGAACGCCCATCGAGCTCGTCGGACGTCGTGATGGTGTGACGGAGCTCAAAGGTCAGCGGGACGCACGGATCATCGAGTTGAAGGGGATCGTGTGATGCCGGCGACCAACCAGAACGCGCAGATGGTGGCGGGCGACAGCAAGACGCTCGCCTTCAGCTGCCTCGAGGCGGATGGATCCGCGGCGAACCTGGCGGGCTGCACGCTGCGCTGGTGGGTGGGCCGTAACCCGAAGGCCCGCGGCACCAGCGTCCTGTTGAAGAAGACCACGAGCAGCGGCATCTCATTGGCAAGCGCCAGCCGTGTGCTCGTGGCGATCGCGCCGGCGGATACGGTCAGCCTGCCGCCGGGCACCTACTATCACGAGCTCGAGGCCATCGACACGGGTGGCAACGTCGACACGCTCGCGCGCGGCTCGCTGACCATCGAGCCGACGCTCATCGTCTGAGGTTGCGTTATGGGCCGTCCTGCACTCACAGACGCTGCGAAGCTCGCCAAGGGCACATTCGATCCGCGCTATTCCGAAGAGGCGCGCGCGGAGCGTTCCGGGCAGACGGTTGTCGCGTTTCCGACTCTGCAAGAGATCCCGGAGTGCCGGTTTCCGCTGGAGCCCGGCGGTATCGGACAACAGACCTACGATCGCTTGATCCGCACGCTTCATGAGCAGGGTCGGCTGACGATGCTGACCCACATGAAAGTGGAAATCCTTGCTGCTGGGATGGAGGATCTCCGCAACAAGATGGCGAGCGGCATGCGGGTGCCGGCTGGTCTGCCTTCGCGGCTGATGACGTCGATTGCCGAGCTCGAGCGCGAAAGCGTCGACCGGGCCTTCAACGGCTCGTCGGTCAAGGGCCAGGAGAACAAGTTTCTGTCCAACGGGTTCGCCGCCCGGCGCCGCTGATGGCTCGCAAGAGGACGTTGGGCAAGACGCCCGGGACGAAGGGGCGGACGAGCCGGGCGGACTACGAGTTCTGGCCGCGGGTTCCCATCGAGGTCTCGCCGGGCGTCACCGAGGAGTTCACCGACTTCTGCGGCATCGCGCTCGACCATGCCAAGCGGCTGGTGGACGGGCTGGAGCCTGCCTGCCGGTGGGTGAAGCTGGCGGCAGAGCGATACCTGGAGATGCGCCGGATCGCGGGCACCGCGGCGGCGAGCTTCCACTGGTCGCCGGCCCATGTGGTCGACGTGTGCTCCTTCCTGGAGAAGCTGCCGCACGTCGAGGGCTCGCAGTGGACGAGGTCCGGTCCGGTCCGGCTCGAGCCTTGGCAGTGCTTCGTGGTGTCGGCGATCTACGGGTTCCGGCGCAACGGCTCGGGTGTCCGGCTGGTCCGCGACGTCCTGGTCGTCATCCCGCGCAAGAGCGGCAAGAGCCTGCTGACGGCGGGTCTCGGGCACTACGCGCTGACGTGCGAGGGTGAGGACGGCCCGTCGATCTATATCGGCGCCCGCACCGTGGATCAGGCCCGCAAGGTCTTCGATCCGATGGTGAAGATGATCAAGAAGGAGCCGCTGCTGGCGGAGGCCTTCGGTCTCAAGGATCTGACGAAGAAGATCCGCTGCTCGGCCACGCTCGGCGAGGTGCAGCTGATCACACAGGTTGCGGAGACGCAGGACGGCCACAACCCGCACATGGTCATCCTCGAGGAGCTCCATGCGCAGGAGGAGGGCCTCTTCCATGTGATGAGCTCTTCGCAGGCCGCGCGTGAGAACCCGTTGCTGTTCAAGATCACGACGGCCGGCCGTGTGGCTGCCGGGATCTGCTGGGACCAGATCAAGGCTGCGGAGAGGGTGCTGGAGGGCCTGCATCGCCAGGACGACCTCTTCGCCATCATCTACACGGTCGACAAGGACGACGACCTCTGGGTCGAGAAGACCTGGATCAAGGCCAACCCGATGTGGGGCGTCTCGGTCTCGCCTGAGAAGGTCCGGGAGGACGTCTCGAAGGCGCTGAACAACCCGAGCGCGCAGGCGGAGTTCCTCCGCACGCGCCTCAACGTTTGGTCGAATGCGGGTGCGCGGCTGGTCGAGCCGGGCAGCTGGGCGGCCTGCGTCGACCCGAAACTGGACATCGATGCCTTCCGCGGCCGCAAGGTCTGGATCGGCGTCGACCTGGCCAGCCGGCGGGACATGGCGGCGACGGTGGTGATCGTGGAGGACGGCGAGGACATCTGCGTCTTCCCGCGCTTCTACATCCCAAGCGATTGCCCTGCGCTCCTGGATCCGGATTTGACCGGCATGTATCAGGCCTGGATGAAGGCCGGGCACGTGATCGAGACCGGGCCCGGGATGATCGACTTCGACGTGATCGAGGCTGACATCCGGGAGGACGCGAAGTTCTTCGACGTCGAGGTGGTGGCCTTCGATCCCTACCAGGCGCAGCAGCTGGCTCAGAACCTGGCGAAAACGGGCATCAACGTGGTGCTCTTCGCCAACTCGGCGCGGAACATGACCGAGCCGACCGACGACTTCGTGGCGCGGGTGTCGACCGAGACGCTCCGGCACGACGGCAACCCTGTCCTCGAGTGGCACGCCATGAACGTGGTCGCCTACCGCGACCAGAAGGGCAACGTGCTGCCGAAGAAGGACGCGCCGAACTCGAAGCACAAAATCGACGGGATCCACGCCCTCGTCTTCGCGAACGGCTGCCGCCTCCAGGGCAAGAAGCCGGACAAGAAGAAAGAGCGGCTGCACGTCTACACCCAACGAGGCGTCCACGGCGCCTCCGAGCCCCAGCAGAGAGGTTGACCCCATGGCTGACATAACCGCCCTTCTTCCCGACGAGTCGGGCCTCCTTGCCGCTGCTGGCTCCACGGCGACGGCTGCCGGCGGCGACGCCGTGCCCGTCCTCAACGACGGCTCGGCCTACCTGATCGCCTTCCGCAACGGCCACACCGTCGCCATCCCGGTGACGCTGGTCGGGCAGGCTGGCACGCAGGTCATTCCCGGCTTCGGCAAGATGACCAAGCCGAACCAGTCAATCACGGTCGCGGCCAACGGCGGCTGGGGCTTCTTCAAGCTCGATAAGGACGAGCTTTCGGCGTACATGGACGCGAACGGCAAGCTCCAGTTCACCTACACTTCGCACAACGTGGCGCTGCTGATGGTGCCCATCAAGATCGTCCTCTGAGGTCGGTCCGATGAGCCGCCGCCGCAGCAGGCATAAGGTCTCGGGTGCTCCCGAGGCTTCGGTCCCCGCCCGGGCCAAGGACACCGTCATCTCGACGTGGTCCGGCCCTGGCGGCTCCTGGCAGACCCTTGCGGATCTGCTGGGCAAGTCCGGCCTGTCGCGGCCTGCGACGATGCAGGAGGCGCTGCGCAACAGCGCCTTCCTCCTCGCCTGCGATGTCATCGCCCAGGACATTGGGAAGGCCACCTTCCGGATGTTCAAGAAGGTCGATGACGACCGCCGGGAAGAGGTGAAGCCGAAGGACCACCCGATCTCTCGGATGCTGGCCCTCGACCCGAACGCCTATCACACGTGGGCGGACTTCTGGGACATGACGATCCGCTACTTCGCGGCCACCCAGAATGCCTTCGTGGCCAAGCGGATCACATACCGCGGCGACCTGCGGGCGCTGATCCCGATCATTCCGTCGCGCGTGACCACGCTCGTCTACAAGCAGACCGGCGAGCTCTTCTACGACGTGGCACGGTCGAACTCCTTCGAGGAGGCGATCCTCTCCGACTTCGGGCCGCGGCTGCGTTCGGAGCAGATGCTGCACATCCGCGGCAGGCTCCTGGACGGCGTGAACGGCTACTCGACCCTGGCTGCCGGCGCGGACTCGCTCGACGCCGCCAAGGCGATCTCTGACTACCAGCGGAACCTCTTCCAGCAGGGCGCGCGTCAGTCGGTGGCTTTCTCGCTCTCGGAGGACGCTGAGCTCTCCGAGCCTCAGTTCGCCCGGCTGCGCTCGCAGTTCCGTGAGATGCTCAACAAGGCGTTGTCGGGCGAGTCGCCGCTGGTGCTCGAGAACGGCACCACCGTGCAGACCCTGTCCATGACGGCCAAGGACAGCGAAGTCGCGGTCGCTGCCAAGAACGCCATCAGCGAGGTGTCCCGGCTCTTCCGGATGCCGCCGCACAAGCTGATGCACTTCGACGCGGTGAAGTACGAGAACATGGACGCGGCCGAGCGGACCTACGTGTCCGACAGCCTGGTCCCGACGGCCAAGCGCATCGAGGCGGCCTTCGCCCGCGCGCTCCTGACCGAGGACGAGCGGCTGGAATACTGCTTCGAGTTCGATCGCAGCGAGATGGCGGCGGTGGACGTCAAGACCCGCGCCGAGATCGCGAAGATCGGCGTCCAGGCGGGGGCCCTGACGCTGGACGAGGCCCGCCGGGAGCTCGGCGACTACGACCCGCTTCCGAACGACTCCGGCAAGGTCCGCGCGATCCCGGTCAACATCACCCTCGTCGACGAGAAGAACGATCCCGTCATGGAAGGCCAGGCCGGAGCGCCGGAAGACAACGCCGGCGGCGGCCAGAGCGCCGATCCGGGGCAGCAGCCTGCCACCCCGCCGAAGGAGCCCGCGAAGCTCCTCCTGCTCAAGAAGTGAGGCACCGATGCCCGAGCGCACCATCTCCGTCGACGAGTTCCTGTCCAAGCGCGGGTCGCCGGACGGCCGCTTCCACAAGGCGTCCAAGGCACCTGCCAGCTGGTCGGACAACAACCGGTCGGCGACGTTCACCATGTCGACGCAGCAGGAGGACCGGGACGGCGACATCGTCTTCACGGCCGGCATCGACATCACCGAGTTCATGAAGAACCCGGTGGCGCTTCCCTTCCACAAGAGCCGCGACTTCCCGATCGGCACGTGGGGCGACCTGACCAAGGGCCCGGCGCAGCTGGACGGGGTGCTGACCTTCCTGGATGCGGGCGTCGACGAGACGGCCGACAAGATGGCGGCGATGGTGAAGTCGGGCGTCATGCGCGCCTGCTCCATCGGGTTCATCCCGAAGGACATCGCGATCCGGACCATGGAAGACGGGACGCCGACCTGGTCCTACGAGATCCGGGCATGTGAATTGGTCGAGTGCTCGGTGGTGCCGATCCCGTCGAATCCTGGCGCGCTGGTGAAGTCAGCCGACGGCGACATGCGGCTGGCCAAGGAGCTCCTCGAGGAGGTGCTCGACACCTGGGCGAAGACGCCCGATGGCCTGCTGGTCCCGCGCGCCGAGTACGAGCGCACCTACAAGACGGTGGTGGAGCGCATCGCTCCGAAGACCACCGAGGAGATCGTCGAGGAGATCGTCGAGCGCCGCGAGGCCTCGCTGGTCGAGCGGATCAAGGCGGCCTTCGGCATCAAGAAGACCGAGGAGAAGTCGGTCGAGAAGGTCGAGGAGAAGGCTCCGGCCATCTCCGACGAGGAGATCGATGACCGGGCCGCCAAGGCCATGGCGAAGATCGCCGCGGTCAAGGCGCGCGCCGCCTGACAACCAATTCCCGCAAGGGATGAACCGCCCCGCGAGGGGCGAAGCCTGGGGCTCCCATGTCGGGGGCCCTTTCGCTTTAGCGCAACCCCAGCAGCATCGGAGATTAAAATGACGCTGGAGCAGCTTCGCGCTCGCCTGAAGGAACTCACCGGGGCGAGTGAGCAGATCGTGTCCAAGGCATCGGCGGAAAGCCGCCGCCTGACCGTGGAGGAGCTCGACGGCCTCGAGGCGACCGCCAAGGAGGTCGAGACCATCGAGCGCGAGATCAAGGCCCTGGAGCGCGTTGCCGTTTCCAAGGCTGCGGCCGCGGTGCCTGCCACGGCTACGCAGGAGGCGACTGTCCTGCACGCCGAGGTCAAGAAGGATCTCAAGGCCACCGAGAAGCTGGGCATCATGTGCCTCAGCCTCCTGAAGGCCAAGTCGGAAGGTGGCGGCAACGCCCTCCACTATATGGAAGAGATGGGCTACGGCGATCTCGCCAAGGAGATCTCGACCTTCCGCAAGACGCTCAACGTCTCGAACGCGGCCGCCGGCGGCATCGTTGTGCCGACGCCGGTGTCGTCCGAGCTCGTCGAGCTCCTGCGGCCGAATACGGTCTTTCTCCAGGGCGGCCCGACGCGCATCGAGATGCCGAACGGCTCCTTCAAGATGCCGCGCGCGGTCTCCGGCTCCTCCGCCTCGTACTCGTCCGAGGCCGAGCCTGCCGCCCGCACCGAGCCGACGTTCGGTTCGATCGAGATGACCGCCAAGACCCTCAAGGCGATCGTCCCGGTCACGAACGACTTCCTCAACTGGTCGCTGGCCTCTGCACAGTCGTTCGTCACGAGCGACCTGGTGGCGGCCATGTCCGAGAAGATGGACACCGCGATGTTCCGCGGTGACGGTCTCCAGGGCAACCCGCTCGGCCTGTTCAACGTGGCCGGCATCACGTCCAATCCCGCGGTCAACTCGACCACGCCGACCATCGCGAACATCGACTCCGATGCCCGCAAGTGCATGAACGGCCTGCTGCTCAACTACGTCCCGGCCAATTCGGCGAAGTGGGTCATGTCGCAGCGCTCGTTCGGCTACTTGCAGGACATTCGCGACGGCAACGGCAACCTGGCCTATCCCTCGCTCCAGGGTGCCAACCCGACGTTCAAGGGCTTCCCGGTCCTGGTCACGACCAACCTGCCGACCAACCTGGGAGGCGGCACGGACGAGACCTTCATCGCGTTCATCGGCTTCCAGCACGTCCTGTTCGGCGAGGCTGGCCCGATCACTCTGGCGTCCTCCTCGGAGGGCATGATCGAGAACGGCTCCTCGCCGATCTCGCTCTTCCAGCGTGGCATGACCGCGATCCTCGCGACTGCCCAGCACGACATCGGCCTGCGTCAGCTCAAGGCCGTTTCCGTGCTGACCGCAGTTCGCTGGTAAGCGCGCGATGCCGTCCGAAATCGGGCTCGTGCCCGTCAGGTTCTTGCGGACCTGGCGGGCATACTACACCCACGACGTGGCTGGGTTCACTGCTGAGCAGGCCCAGACCATCGTGGAGTCGGGGGCCGCCGAATACGTCGACCCTGACGACGTCCCCGCCAAGCCCGCGGGAGAAGAGCCGATCCCGGCACATGATGGCGACGGCGACCATGACGCCGCCGCTGGTGAAGACGACGCTGATGCCGATGCCGGCGATGGCGACGACGACGCCTCCGATTCCGACCAGACCGTCGAGATCCCCGACGGCTGGGAGGAGCTCCACCACACCAAGCGCAAGATGATCGCGTCGAAGATCGCGGGCCGTGCCGTCACGACCAGCGAGGAAGCGAACGAGATCATCGAGGCTGAAATCCAGCGCCGCGCGGCGGCCTGAAGGAGAACACGATGTCGATCTCTGGAAAGCGGAACGGCGGCGCCTACGCGCGCTCTGAGTACGCGGCGAACGGCTCTGCCACCGCCGCCGGTGCTGGTGACAACACCGTCGTCAACGGTGCATGGGTGTCCCGCAAGGGTGCGAGCGGCGTCTACAAGAGCGCCAAGCTGGTCATCACCTTCGACGCGGCCATCAACGCGGCGGAATCCCTCTCCTTCGCGGTGAAGCTGCGCGATGCCACCTCGTCCGGCGGTGCCGGCGCGGCTGACGTCGCGGCCACGCACATCAACCCGAACGTGGCCTACCCGGCGACGATCGTGGCTTCCGGTGCGGCAACGAAGTCGTCGATCGAGTTCGACTTCAATCTGGAGACCTGCCGCGAGTTCATCGGCTGCCAGATCACGCCGGACCTGTCGCGCTCCGCCACCGACACGGTGGTCTGGCAGGCTTCGTGGGTCTTCTTTGGCCCCGAGCGCCAGCCCGTCTCCAAGTCGCTCGTCTGAGCGGCCTTGTGAGCAAGGACCGCGGCGGGTTTCTCGTCCCCGCCGCGGTCCCCAGATCATCCGGAGAGCGCCATGGACCTTCAGGCGACCAGCACCGTCGATGACGGGCAGATCCTCAGTCTGCTCACGGTCGAGGAGCTCAAGAAGTCCAAGCGCATCTCGCACTCGATGGAAGACGACTTCCTCGAGGACTGCATTCTCACGGCTTACGCCTACTTCGACGGGATCGACGGATGGCTGCGGCGCAGCATCCTGCCGCGCACCTACGTGCTGAAGCGCGCCACGCTCCCTGAGTCCTTCGAGCTTCCGATCGGCCCGCTGGTCGCTGTCGGCAGCATCTCCGCGCTCAACAGCGCACAGACCGCCTACACGACGGTCGCGAGCACGGTCTACCTGACGGTGAATGGTCACGTGCCGACCGTCTCGCTCATCCCTGGGCAGTCCTGGCCCTCGCTCGAGGATCATCCTCAGGCGGCCCAGATCCAATTCACGGCGGGCTGGGCGCTCGCCGACGTGCCGCGTGGCGTCCGGGCGGCCATCCGCCTCCTGGCGGGCTCTCTCTACGATCACCGCGAGGCCGACTTCGAGGACCAGCGCGTCTCCTATGTGAGCCGCAAGATCGAGTACGGCATGGAGCGCTTCGCCGGCCGTTACCGGGTGCTCAACGACTCCGTGGATCCGGCCTGATGCGTGCGGGCAAGCGCAACACGCCGGTCGAGATCCTCGTCCGGATGGACACGGTCGACGCGATCGGCCAGCCATCCACCGAGTTCGTGGTGTGGCGCCAGATCTGGGCGGAGTTCACACCGCTTCGTGGTGGAGAGACCCGCGAGGGCTCCGAGGTGCTGAGCCAGCCCACCGCGAACTTCCGCTTCGACTGGTGGGATGTGATGGAGCCGGACAGCGGCGGCTCGGTCCTGACCACCGCCATGCTCTTCCGGGTCGACGGGCTCCTGTTCGACATCGACGTGATCCACGCCGATCGCAACCAGCGCTCGCAGGTCCGTTGCATCGGCGTCCAGAAGCGCCTCGGCGTCTGATGGCTGCCCGGTACGGCGTACGAGGCTCGGCGGAGCTCGCCATGGCCTTCCGGCAGGCTGCGGCATCCATCACGCCGGCGGCCAGGCGCAAGGCCCGGCAGGCCGCGCTGGAGCCGATCAAGGAAGCGGCGAAGACCTACCTCCAGCTGAATGGCTCGGTGGTGACGGGCGCGCTGATGCAGTCTCTGGCCATCGGCGAGAGCCCGGACCGGCGCGAGGCTTCGATCCTGGGTCAGACCACGGGCAAGGTGCGGGGCTACTTCCCGTCCAAGTACGCCCACCTCGTCGAATACAGCGTGCGGGCACACTGGCAGCCGCGGCGCTTCGGCGGGATCATGCATCCCGGCCATCCCGGCTACCCGTTCATGCGGCCCGCTCTCGAGGACGCCAAGGACGAGGCCGCGAAGGTCTACTTCACGATGATCGGCCAGGTGATCATGGCATCCGCTGCTCGCAGCGGCGGTGGCGGGCGGAGGCGTGCGCGATGAAGTCTTGCAGCCCTGTCCTGCGGTCGATGCTGGCCACCTACACGCCGCTGAAGGCTCTGGTCGGCAACCGGATCTACTGGCAGCAGGCGCTCCAGAACGCCGAGTACCCGCACATCGTCCTGAAGGACATCGCCAACAGTCTGACGCCGACGCTGGACAGCACCCGCGGGCCGTCCGCGCGGCGCGTGTCAATCGAGTGCAGGGCACCGACCTATCTCGTGGCCGAGAACATCGGCGAGCTCGTCCTGCAACGGCTGGAACCGTTCCGCGGCACCTACGAGTCGCTGCTCTTCACCGCGATCATCCCGGTCAGCGACGTGGCCCTGTTCGAGGACACCAGCGGCGTCCACAGCCGGGCTATCGACTTCCGCGTCCACTACTCGTGAGGCAACCCGACATGGCGAAGAAAGAGACGCCGGAGGCCGAGAAGACCTTGGCCGACGCTAAGACGCTCGCGGCACAGCCCGACGCGGTCTCGAATGACGAGTGGGGCAAGCGCGCCTCCGCTGCTGCGCTCGCCGCACCGGCCACGTCCACCCGCTGCAATCCCGACGAGTGCGAGCTCGTCTCCAAGCCCTGGGCCCGCAAGGACCATTGGGCCTGCGAGAAGTGCGGCTTTTCGACCTTCTCGAGGGATGAGGCGACCGCCCGCCGGCCGTCGCTGAACTCGTAACGCTGCCCAAGGCTTAGGAGAACCATCATGGCAAGTGTGAAGTCCATTGGCGCCGGCACCCTCCTCCAGATGGATGATGGTCTCGGCACCTACACCGCGATCGCGGAGATCGTGTCGATCGGCGAGCTCACCCGTGAGCGTCCGGAGGTCGACGCGACGAACCTGTCTTCGACCTCGCGCGAGTATGTCGCTGGTCTGACGGTGCCGCCGGAGTTCGACATCGAGTGCCACATGCTGCTGGAGAACGCGACCCACGATCATCTGACGGGTCTGACGTATCTCTTCAACAACGGCATCACCCGCAACTTCCGTCTGCGGCCTGTGAACGAGACGAAGTACCTCCAGTTCCAGGCGTTCGTGAAGGCCCACACTTACGGGCCCTTCGAGCTCGAGCAGACGAAGCGGATGAAGATCCGGTTCAAGGTGACCGGCTCCATCACGGTGGTCTGATCCAGCCATGCACAATCCCATGGCGAACGAGGTGCCCTTCCCCCTCGCGGGGGAGGGCGCTGTTCTGCGTTTCCGGACGGGCGATCTGGTCCGGCTGCGCGGCAAGTACGGGGCTCCGCTCAACGAGCCTCCGAAGTACGACGACCGCGGCCGGAGGATCGACTTCTTCTGGCAGGTCATCATCGTCGGCGTCGAAAGCCAGGATCCTGCGGTCGTCACCGACTGCTTGCGGATCGGGCTGAAGCAGGCCGACGGCAAGACGCCGCTGGAGCTCGATTGGGAAGACCTCCCATTCCCGCTGCAAGCGGCTGAGGCGGAGCTCCTCGACGCGCTGTTCCTGGCGCGCTGGGGCAAGTCCGCGTCACAGTTGGCCGAGGACATGCGCAAGGCTGCCGAGGAGGCGGCCGAGAACGCGGACCCTCTGGCGAGCCCGGAGATGGACGAGACGAGTTCGACCGACTCCTCCGGGCTGGATACCGAGCCGGCCTGAAGCCGGACGAGATGTGGGGGCTCACTCCCGCAGAGATCGCCCGGTTTGCTGAAGAGATCTTTGACTATCGCGATGATGAGCGTCTGGTCGCGGCCAACCTCATCGGATGCGGTTTCAACGACCCGAAGCAGCTGTCGAAGCTGCTGAAGGAGAAGGACGCGCGCAAGGCCGCAGCCCGGCCGGTGCAACGTGTCCAGAGTATCGCCGGCCTCGTGTCGGTCTTCCAACGTGGCGGCGCGGTAGTGGAGAGAGGCTGACATGGCAACTGTTGTCGGCGGCCTCACTGTGTATTTGGAAGATGACACCAGTCGCTTCCAATCGTCGCTCCGCAACAACGCCTCCCTCGTCGAGCAGCAGTCGCAGCGTATGACGAAGGCCCTCGGCGGGGCCGCGAAGTCCGCCGAGGAGTTGGGCCGCAAGGCCGGCAACTTCCAGCTGGACGGCTTCCGTGCCCTCGCCATCTCGGCGCTGCGCACGGAAAGCTCTCTGAAGAGGCTGGAGTTGACGGCCTTCGCGGTCGGCGCGGCTCTGGGTGGCGGCTTCCTCGGGACCGCGGCGGCCCGGACGCTGAAGGACTACGCCGACACCTACACGAACCTGACGAACCGCGTGAAGGCGGTGACGGAGGGCACGGCCGACCAGGCCAAGGCCCAGCAGGATCTCTTCCAGATCGCCCAGCGGAGCCGTTCGACCCTCGAGTCGACCTTCGCACTCTACGGGCGCATCAAGGCCACTTCGCCGGCCCTTGCGAAGGACAGCGCATCGCTGCTGCGCCTGATCGAGACCGTGCAGAAGTCGTTTGTGGTGGGCGGAGCGTCCACCCAAGAGGCACAGTCCTCTGCTCTCCAGCTGGCCCAGGCGCTTGGGTCGGGTCGCCTCCAGGGCGACGAGCTTCGCTCCATCCTCGAGAACAACATCCCTCTGGCGAGCCTCATCGCCAAGGAGTTCGGCGTGGCCCGTGGCGAGCTCAAAGGGCTCGGTTCTGAGGGTCTGCTGACCTCCGATCGTGTCATCAAGGCGATCATCAAGGGCGCCGATGACATCGACGCCGCGTTCGGGCGTACCACGCCGCGCGTCAATGACGGCTTCCAGGCGCTCAACAACGCCATCACGTTCTTCGTCGGTCGGCTGGACCAGTCGACGGGTACGACGGCCGCGATCGCCAATGGGCTGATCGCGTTGGCCGACAACTTCGACCAGGTCGGCAACGCCGCTCTGTTCGCCGCGGCGGCAATCGGTGGCGGCTTCCTCGGTCGTGGTCTCGGCGGTCTGGTGGGTGGCGGGCAGGGCAAGATCGCCGCCGGGATCCGGGAGGAGATCAACGCTCGCAAGGAAGCGGCGAAGGCGGCCCAAGATCAGTTGACGGTTGCCCGGGAGCAGGCTGCGCAGGCCCGCGAGAACTCGATTATCGCTTCGGAGGCCCGCAAGGAGTTTGAGGCGCAGCCGCGTCTCCTCCAGGCATCGAAGCAGCTTCAGGCCGCGCGCCAGGCAGCCGCCCGCGTCGTCGACGAGACCTCGCAGAAGCTGTCGAACGCCGTCGACAAGGAAGCCGCCGCACTCCTGAAGCTCAACGACGCGCAGAACGTGTCGGCCACCGCATCGACCGCTGCCGTGAAGCAGCGCTCGGCGGCGGAGCAGGCGCTGGTCAAGGCGCAGGAGGACATGCGCGCTGCCACGGAGCGGCGGCTTGCTGCGGAGCAGGCCCTCGAATCCGCTGGTGGTGGCGTCCGCCGCACGGAGCTTGCGAAGTTCTACAAGGCGCTCGCCGTCGAGGTGGACGCCAAGAACGCGCTCGAGGACGCCAAGGCGGCCGAGGTTCTCAATCGCTCGAACATCGCCGCGCTGGAGCGAGCCCAGACCATCGCCCGGTCGAAGAAGGACTTCGAGGGTGGGCAGGCTCTGTCGGCACGCATCGCTGAAGAGAAGCAGCGATCCCAGCAGCTGGTGAACGAGCGGATCCTGGCTGGCAACAAGCTGCTCCAGGCCGAGAAAGCCACGGCGGACGCGGAGGCTGGGATCCTGTCTCGTCAGGCCAGCGAGAAGGAGAAGGCCTCCATCACGGTGGCGCGCGCGGCTGCGGCCGAACAGGCAGCCCGGGAGAAGACGGTCGCTGCCACAGAGCGCCTGGCCCGGGCCGAGACGACCGTCAACGAGTCCGTGGTCAAGTCGGCGCAGCAGCGCCAGCAGCAGGTCGCCAAGCTGGAGAGCGAGGCTCTTGCTGCGCGCGTCGCTCGCGTGAAGGCCCAGGCCAATGCAGACACGGCGTCCGGGCAGCTGAAGCAGATTGATACGCAGATCCCGGTCTCGGCCAGCCAGCAGGTCGCGAAGTTCAAGGACGAGGAGGCCCGGTCGTCGACGGCCTATGCCGACGCGCTCAACAGGGAGTCGATCGCCCAGAACGCCGCCAGCGTCGCCCGCAACGCAGCACGTCCGGGCATGATCGCTCTCGGTGTGGCCGCGCGCGGGCTGATGACGGCGACGTCGAGCCTGGTGGGCTTTCTCGGTGGACCGTGGGGCGTCGCGTTCACGGCCGCCGGCGCCGCGCTGGGCATCTTCGAGGTCATGCAGCTGCGGGCGAAGCAGCGCACCGAGGACTTCAAGAAGACGCTCGAGCAGGTGCCGCTGGAGATCAAGCGGATCGAGCAGGCGCTGGCGGGTGGCGGTCTCGGTCGTGCCGGCGAGGCACAGTCCGCGGCGTTCGTGAAGCGCCTGTCGGAAGCCCGCTCTGGGCTCGCTACGAACATTCGCTCGGAGCTCAACGGCGTCATCGCGGGCTTTGGCACCGGAGCCGGCAGCCGTTCGGCGCGCCTCGTCGATGGCCGGGCGGCGGAGATGCGGGGCCTCATCGACAACCTCACCGTCCTGAAGGATGGGTCGATCGTTGCCGACGAGAAACTCCGGAAGCTGGCGGACTCGCTGGACCGGATGGCGGCCGCGGATCCCGGCTTCGCCCAGAAGACCGCGGACTTGCGCGGCTTCATCCAGCAGCTGTTCGATGCGAAGCCGGCGCTCGACGATCTCCGGGTCGCCATCGGACGCACGATCCAGGATCCGAGAGACCTGCGCAACGCCGCGTCCGAGCGCTTCATGCAGGACGCGCTGAAGAACCTCAACACGGGTTCCGACGTCAACTTCAAGGATCTCGGGCAGAACGACCCGACGATCCGGGAGCTCCGCGGCCGCGGCATGCTCCAGCGCCAGGTGGCGGAGGCCGAGGCCAACCAGACCGCGCAGAAGGTCAAGGATCTCACCCAGAAGATATTCGACGCCGTGAACGAGGGCGGCGGCTCGACGACGATGGGCGAGGCGGAGAACGCCGCACGGCAGATCATTGCTGCGCAGTCGAAACAGTACCTCGATCTCGCCGACGCGATCGACGTGACGACGACCGCGATCCAGGCGCTCCAGTCGGCTGGTGCGGGCGGGATCTCGCCTGGGCTGACGCAGTCGATCGCCGAGACCGAGATGCTGATCTCGCGTCTCAACGAGTCGGCCGGCGTGACCCTGGCGAACCTCGGCGAGCAGCTGCGCAACGCCTTCGCGGGTGCCAGCGCGGACGTGCAGCCGGCAATCCAGGCCATCATCGACCAGGTCGACCAGCTGGCGAAGCAGGGCACAGCGAGCGACGATGAGCTTCAGTCTCTCATACAGTCGCTGATCGCGCTGGGCTCGGCCAACCCGAGCCTCGCTGGTCCTATCAGCGAGATGCTGGCGCTGGCCAAGGCGGCTCTGACCGCGCGCGGCCAAGTGAACGCGCTTAACGCTGCCCTGGGTGCTGCTGGCTCGGCGGACGTCGAGAAGAAGATCCAGGACATGGTCGGTGTGCCTGAGAACTTCACGCCTGACATCGTCCAAAAGCAGGTTGCCGACCAGCTGCGCTCGGAGATCACTGGCAAGAAGACCAAGACGCAGAGTGCGCTGTCGGCCAAGAAGCGTGCGATTGAACTCCAGGACAAGACGGGCGGGCTCATCGACCTCTCGGTCGCGCAAGAGCTCGCCGGCCTCGAGCAGTCGATCAAGGCAGGCGGGGGTGGTGGCCGCCGGAAGGGCGGCGGAGGCGGCAAGGGTGGCAACACCGCCCAGAAGTTCAACGACGCACTCGGCCGCTTTATCGAGTCCGCGCAGGGCGCGTTCTTCGACCAGCAGGACAAGGACGTGCTGGAGAAGCTGGAGAGCCTGAAGGCGGCTCCGGACCTGATCAAGCGCACCCGCGAGGCGATCCAGAACGGTGGCCAGCTGCCCGACGAGGCGCTGAAGGTTCGCAACGCCCTGGAGCTCGAGGCAGCCGCCAAGGCCTATGACGGCATCATCACCAAGTACGGCACCCTGGAGCAGCTTGCGCCGCGGTTTGCGCAGCAGCAGCGCATCCTCAACATCGCTGTCCAGGAGGGCAAGATCTCGGCCGAGCAGGCCGCGACTGCCTATGGCGACTACGTGACCTCGTTCAAGCAGAACGAGTGGATCAACCAGACGGCGGACGCCTTCGGCAACTTCGTCGAGAGCGTCGCGACCGGCTCGGCCTCGATCAAGGATGCGTTCAAGAACCTGCTGAAGGATCTCCTCCGGATCGCTGTCCAGCAGCTGCTCGTGCAGCCTCTGAAGCAGCAGCTGACGAACTTCTTCTCCGGCCTCGTGGGCGGTGGTGGCGGCGGCATCTTCGGGCTCTTCACCGGCGGTGGCGGCGCAACGGTGCCTTTCACGGGCAACGTGGGCGGGCTCTTCCACGAGGGCGGCACGGTGGGCTCAGGGGGCCGGCCGATCCGGATGTCGAGCGCTTTGATCTCGAGCGCGCCGCGGTTCCACTCCGGTCTGCGGTCTGACGAGATGGCCGCTGTTCTCCAGCGCGGCGAGGAGGTGCTGTCGCGCAAGCAAAGGGCCCAGCAGATCAACATGATCAGCGGGCTGTCGGATTCAGCCGGCGGCGGAGGCGGTGTGACCGTCGTCCAGCAGAACACCTTCCAGGCCGGCAGCGACGCGGCGAACATCGCCAAGATGCTGCCGACCATGAAGCAGGTCGCGGTCCAGGCCGTGGCAGAGGCCACCGTCCGCAGGAAGCTCTGACCCATGGCAATCGTCTATCCTCTGACGGCGCCGGCCGAGTTCGCGCGGGCGCAGCGCTTCTCGCCGCGGCTCAACACCAATGCGGCGGTGTCGCCATCGATCTTCACCTTCGCGGAACAGCGCTTCCTCTGGCCCGGCCAGCGCTGGGAAGTCGACATGGACATCGCGCCGTCGCTTCGGGACAAGGGCGGCGTGGTGGAGGGCTTTATCGCCTCCCTGCGCGGGCAGTACGGCACCTTCCTCATGAGCCCGTTACACGCGCTTGTCCCGCGTGGCACGGTGAGCCTGTCGGGCGTCACCCTGGGGGCCAGCGCTACCAAGGGCGCCAGGACGCTGACGCTGGCGGGCATGGGCAACACCAAGACCCTCCTGCGAGGCGACTTCATCCAGATCGGAACCGGAGTCGACTCCCGCCTCTACATCCTCACCGAGGACATCACGTCGAACTCAGGTGGTGCGGGCACGGTGTCGATCGAGCCGGCGCTGCGGGCGAACGCCTCGTCGGGCGCGTCGGTGGTGACGAACCAGCCCAAGGGCGTCTGGCGCCTGGGCATGAACGCGATCGGTCCATCGATCTCGCCGGGCTTTGTCTACGACAGTCTCAACATCCAGTGCGTGGAGCCGCTCTGATGCCGCGTGCGGTAACGACAGCGTTCAAGAATGCCGCCAAGGCGAAGACCCTGGAGCCGCTTGCTCTTTTCGAGGGCCTCTTCGATACCGGCGCCCTGCGGCTCTGGACCGGGATCGGAGATCTCTCCTGGAACGGCTTCACATGGACAGGTGGCGCCGGCGTGATCGGTTTCGAGCCGGTCGAGGAGACGCTGGAGACGCAATCCAACGGCACGAAGATCACGCTGTCTGGTGTCGACGGTGCGATCATCTCCATGGCTCTATCGGAGCGTTATCAGGGCCGCGTGGTGAACATCTACCTGGCGCTCACGGACACATCGACGGGCGCCCTCGTGGCCAACCCTGACATCCTCTTCAGCGGCCGCGCTGACGTCATGACGATCACAGACTCGGGCCCTACGTGCTCGGTCTCGCTGGCTGTCGAGAGCCGGCTCATCGACCTGAAGCGGGCGCGCACCCGGCGCTACGAGCCGGAGGACCAGAAGCTCTACTACCCGAACGACAAGGGCTTCGACTTCGTACCGACGATGCAGGATCGCAACGTCAAGTGGACATCGAGGAACTGATGGCCAGGCTCGAAAGATGGGACATCCGTCTCGGCGATCTCCTGATGGAGACCCGCGACCTGCCGTTCGAGTGGGGCGTGCATGACTGTGTGCTCTTCTCTGGCAGGGCGGTCGAGGCGATCACGGGAGTGAACCCGGCGCACGACCTGATCGGCACGTACAGCACGCGCATCGGGGCTCTGGCGGCTCTCTCGGCCGCGGGTTACGCGAGCCTGCCGGAGGCCTTCGCTGCCCTGGTCGGGCCGTCCAAGCCGGTCGCGTTCGCTCAGCGGGGCGACCTCGTCACGTTCGGCGACTTCACATCCGCCGTGGTCGATCTCTCCGGCGAGTTCGCGCTGGGGCTGGACGAGACGCAGGGCTTCCTGCGGATCCCGGTCCTCGATGCCGATATGGCCTTCACCGTAGGCTGATCATGCGCAAGCACATGACGTTCGTCGTGGCGCTCTGCGCCGCGCTGCTGACGGCTGCTCCGGCCTACGCCGATCCCGTCTCGGGGCTGATCGCGCTGGGGGCCGCGCTGGGCAGCGCCTTGAGCGGCTCTGCCATTCTGAGCTTCGCGGTGAAGCTCGCCCTGTCGGTGGCGCTGTCCTTTGGCATGCAGCTGCTCTCGGGCAAAAAGAAGCCCAAGCCCGGCAACCAGGGCATCGAACGGCCTGGCACGAACATCTCGCAGAAGGAGAGCGTATCGCCTCGGCGGCTCGTCTACGGCAAGACCCGGCTTGGCGGCACGATCGTCTTCCTGTCCTCGCACCAGTCGAACAGCTGGCTCTACTTCACGATCGCGCTATGCGAAGGGCCCGTTGAGGACGTCGAGGGTATCTATCTCAACGACGACAGGCCGCAGTGGTCTGGCAACGACTTTTTGAACGGCGGGTATGCCGGCTTCGGCCGCGCCTACAGGCAGACCGGGATCGCCGGCACTGACGTGCCTCCCTCGTTCTTCACGACGCGCACCGACGGGCTCTGGACAGACGACCACAAGCTGCAAGGCGTTGCTGCGCTCTTCTGCGCCTTCGAGTGGGACTCGGATGGCACCTACAAGGACGGCCTGCCGAACGTGTCGGCCTTGGTTAAGGGTCTGAAGGTCTACGATCCGCGTTCGGGCCTGACCGCTTTCACGCAGAACGCGGCCCTGATCATCCGCGACTACCTGCTGCGTCCGAAGGAGCTCGGCGGCGTCGGGCTGGACACGGCCGAGATTGACGATGCGAATTTCATTGCGCAAGCGAACATCTGCGACGAGGTGGTCAACACCAACGGCGGCTCGGTCTTCCGTTACACGATCAATGGGATCATCGAGCTCGACGAAAGCACCAGCCCGGGCGACGTCCTGGACGAGATGCTGTCCGCCTGCCAGGGCCGTATAGCCTGGACCTCCGGCCAGATGCGGCTCTTCGTCGGGGCCTGGCGGGCGAGCACCTTCGAGATCACCGCCGACATGATCGTCGACGCGCCGTCGATCACCACACGGCAGTCGATGGCCAGCCAGTTTAACGCGGTGAAGGGCACGTACCGGAGCGTCGACGCGCGCTACGAGACCACCGACTTCAAGGCGATCACGTCGGCGACCTTCGAGGCTGAGGATGGCGGCGACCGGGTCTACCGGGATCTCACCTTCAACTTCGTGGTCGACAACGCGACGGCTCAGAGGCTCGCGAAGATGGAGCTCTACCGCGCGAGGGAGCCCATCGAGGTCACCCTGCCCTGCAACATGCTGGCCTATGAGGTCGCTGTCGGCGACGTCATAGGCGTCACGCTCGATCGCTACGGCTGGGACAACAAGACCTTTGAGGTCACCGGCTGGAAATGGTCCATCGACGACAAGGATCAGAGCCAGGCTCTGGGTGTGACCCTTACCCTGCGGGAGTCGTCGGCCGCGGCCTACTCATGGACGGCGACGGAAGAAGATCTGCTGGAAGCGGCTCCGGCCACGAACCTGCCCGACTGGAACAACCCTGGCGCTCCCAGCAACCTCTCGGTCCTGGAAGAGCTCTACGAGACCTCCGGATCGGCCGGCGTGAAGTCGCGGGCGACGCTGTTCTGGGATCCCTCCGCCGACGGCTTCGTCGACACCTATGAGCTTCAATACAAGCTCTCGAGCTCCTCCACCTGGCTCAACCTGCCAAACGCTACGTCAACCTCGTCGGTGCTGCCTGATCTCGCGGCCGGCACGTACAATTTCCGGGTCCGCTCGGTGAACGTTCTGAAGGCCAAGTCGGCCTATGTGCAGACGACGCAGGTCATCACCGGCCTGTCGGCGCCACCGGCGGATCCTACGGGCGTGCGTGTCGAGGTCATCGGCGGCATCGCCCGGCTCACATGGGATCGCACCGTCAGCCTCGACGTGAAGATCGGCGGCTCGGTGCTCATCAACCACACGCCGCAGACGAGCTCTATCGCATGGGCCAACTCGGTGCAGGTCGCCGACCTTCCGGGCGACGCTACCAGCGAAACCCTGCCGGCCCAGGCAGGCACCTACATCGTCCGCTTCCGGGACTCCTCGGGCGTGCTGTCCACGGGCTTCGCGACGGTCGCGGCGGACCAGTCCACCGCGGTGCCCTACGTCTCGATCGCCAGCTTGACGGAGAGCCCGACGTTCACGGGCACCAAGACGAACTGCGCTACCGACGGGACCGGGCTGAGCATCACGACCACGAGCAGCCCTGCGACCTACCTGTTCTCGACCTATCTGGACCTGGGGTCGATCCGAACGGCCCGCCTGACCACGGTCTGCGAGGTGATCTCCTTCTCCTCGTCGGACCTCTGGGATTCACGCACCGGCAACATCGATACCTGGACCGAGATCGACGGCGCGACCGGGGGTGGTATCGACGCCGTGGTCTGGGCCCGGGCTACGAACGACAACCCTGCGAGCTCTCCGACCTGGGGCGCGTGGTTCCGGATCACCGCCACCGACATCAAGGCCCGCGCCTTTCAATTCAAGCTCGAGTTCGCGGCTGACGATCCCACCTGGAACGTCCGCGTCCTCACCCTGTCTGCGAAAGCTGAGGAGCCGGCCTAGTGTCCCAGCACGACCTCGACCTCGCGAACCAGTCCGGATCCAGTTTCCGGGCAGACGCGAACTCCGCCCTCAAGGCGCTCGCCTCCATGTCCAAGGGGGCATCCCGCCCGACGGGCGTGCAGACGGGCCAGCTTTGGGTTGAGGACGACGCACCGTCCGCGGCGATCTGGACGCTCTGGATTTACGACGGCACGAACGACGTCTGCCTTGGCTACTTCAACACGACGAACGACATCTTCGTCTCTCCGGCGAAGATCCACCTTGCGACGCCGACGATCACGTCCGGCGTCATGCCGATCGGCACCGTCTATGCCGACATGCTCCAGTCGTCGGGCACGACGACGATCACCGGGCTGGGCACCGCGCCGGCTGGCACGCGGCGCGAGATCTGGCACACCGCGGCGCAGCAATACACGTACAATGCCACGAGCCTGATCACACCGGGCGCGGCGAACTACACGACAGTCGCTGGTGACGTCCTCACCTGGTACACGCCTGACGGCACCAACTGGCGCTGCATCGACCGCTACTCGATCGCCTCGGCCGTCGGCACCATCACGGGCGTCACGGCCGGCACGGGCCTTACGGGTGGCGGCACGTCGGGTGGCGTCACTCTCACGGTAGCGAACCCGATTCGAGTGCGCGCCACTTGGACCGGCTCGACCGGCGCAATCCTCTCGTCGTCGGGCATGACCTCCGTCACCCGCACCGCTGCCGGCCGCTACACGCTGGCCTTCTCGGTCACGTTCGCTGATGCGAATTGGGCTTGGGCGCATGGCGTCAACGTCGCCTCAGTCGGTGCAGCCATCTACGGCTTGGTCGTCCTTACCAAGTCGACGACGGGGGCGACGGTGGCAACCGGCGGCACGTCATCTTCGGGCGTCACCGACTGGGTGTCTTTCGACTACGCAACCACTTCATTCATGGCGGTGGGCTGATCCATGGCAAAGGTCATTGTCTATACGAACGCCGAGTTCGGGAACGTCTGTGTCTGCCGCCCGACCGGCGAGGTTCCTCTCCGCGACGTGCTGGAAAAGGACTGCCCGCCCGGCTCGGTGATCATCGAGGAAGGGCTCCTTCCTTATGACGGCGGGTACTTCATGTCCTGGCGCCTGAAGAACAACCGGGTCGTGATCGACATGCCGACCGCTCGGGAGATCCACCGGAACCGGATGCGCCATACCCGCGGGCCGCTGATGGCCGCGCTCGACATCGCGTTCATGCGCGCCTTCGAGTCCGGCAACACCGCGCTGATCAATGCGGTGAAGGCCCAGAAGGAGGCGCTGCGGGACGTCACGACGCATCCCGACATCGAGGCCGCGCAGACGATCGACGAGCTCCTGAAGGTCTGGCCCGACTGCCTGATGGACTTTAAGCCTCCGCAGGAGAAGGCGGCGTGATCACCGTCGAGAAGCTGAAGAGGCTGGCGCCGAGCGCGGCGCCCGACCTCATCCAGGCTGTCGCGGACGGTTGGCGCGAGATGGACGCGGCGGGCATCAACACGCCGCTGCGGGCGTGCCACTTCCTGGCTCAGATCTGTGTGGAGACCGGCGGCTTTCGGTCCATCGAAGAGAACCTCACCTATTCCGCTCAACGTCTCAACAAGGTGTGGCCGAAAAGGTTCCCGACGGTCGCCTCTGCCAAGCCCTACGCGAACAACCCGCAAGCGCTTGCTGCGAAGGTCTATGGCGGCCGGCTCGGGAACAAGACGCCGCAGGACGCATGGGACTACCGCGGCTCCGGTTTCATCCAGACGACTGGCAAGTCCAACTTCGCAGCAGTCGGCTATGCCGATGATCCAGACCAGCTGCGCGAGCCTGGCCCAGGCTTCTCGGCAGCGGTGGCCTACTGGAAGCAGAAGGGCCTCAGCACGCTCGCGGACCGGGACGACCTGGTCGAGATCCGCCGGCGGGTGAATGGCGGCACCCACGGGCTTGAGGATGCCCGCCGCTACCTGGCCAAGGCGAAGTCCATCTGGATGGCCGAGAGGCAGTCCCTCGGGCTCCTCGCCATGGACGACGACGCCTCAAATGAAGCCGCGGAAATTATCGACCCTGACAGCGACGACGACGCGATCGACGAGCAGGCCCTGCCCGAGCGGGAGATCCGGTCGCTCCAGGAACGGCTCCAGTCGCTGGGCTACCACGAGGTCGGCATCATCGACGGCTGCTGGGGATCGAGGACTGTCGCAGCCCTGACGGCCTTCAAGCACGACAATGGCTTGCCGATTGATGCGGAGCTCGACGATCCGACCTATCGCGCGCTGGCGACAGCACCGCCCAGGAAGATCGATCCGGTCCGAGCGAACCTGACGACGAAGGACGTCGCCAAGGAGAGCACGATCGTCAAGGCGGCGCAGCAGGGCCGGATCTGGTCGGTGGTGCAGGGCGCCTTCGCCAGCCTCGCCGCCATGGCCTACGGGATCAAGGACAACATCTCCGACGCCATAGATCACCTCGGGCCGCTCAAGACGATCCTGACGGACGTGCCGCCATGGGCATGGGCCGCCGGCGGCGTTGGCCTGGCATTCGTGATCTGGAAGGGCCAGACGAAGGTGATCCAGGAGCGCGTGCAGGGCGCTCGTGAAGGGAGGCTCATGTGACGGCCCTTCTCGCCCTGATCCCGGAGTTCGTGAAGCTCCTCACCTCCGGCCTCGGCAAGATCGTGATGATCGGCGCCGGTGTCGTCCTGGTCCTCTGGTGGGTCGACAGCAGCGCCCGTCAGCAGGAGCGGGCCAAGTGCGACACCTCGAAGCTGGAGTCGAAGATCGAGGCCCTCCAGCGGGACATTACCATCGCGCGCAACGCCGAGATCGACGCGTCCATCCGCGGAATCCAAATCGAGGCCAGGGCCTCCGGATATCAAGAAGAAGTCAGGAGGATCCAGGATGAGCTCGATCAAGCCCGCGCGCGTGCTGAAGAGGAGCCTCCGTCGCCGGAGGTGGTCCCCGCACCCGTCTCTGCCGCAGAGCCTGCACCCGTCGCGCGGAGCCCTAATGCTCGTCGCTGCGTTCTCACTCTCGACGGCCTTAACCGCCTGCAACGCATCGGGCCCCGCCCCGCTGGAGCGGAACCTGGCGCAGCGCCCGGGATGGTGGGCAAAGGTGGAGGTGCAACACAAGGTAGGCGATGACCTGGAAATCGTGGCTGCGCGGGAGCGCGCCGGCAGACAGGAAGCCAACGACAGGCTCGACGCATCGGCTCGCTGGTACGACTGCCAGCGGGATCAGTTCGCCTCGGCCGGCAAAGATCTTCCCTCCTGCTCCAGCGAAGTCCAGCCATGATCGCCGCCCTGAGAACGGAGTCGAAGATGATCGTCTTCCGCATCATGACGGGCGTCGGCGCGCACTTCGTGCCTCGCATCACCGAATGGATCATGAGCTTCGTCCTGCTGGGCTGGGGCATGGCCCTCTTGCAGGAAGGAGACATCTTCACACGGTCGCCCGTCTGGGCGGTGATGGCTGCCACGATGAGGGAAGATTCGTGGGGGTGGGCGGCTGTGATCGTATCGTTGCTCCGGGTCACTGCGCTCTTCATCAACGGCACCTTCAAGGACCACTGGTTCTCGAAGTACAGCCCGCACATCCGGGCGATCACCTCGGCCATATCCTGCCAGTTCTGGATGCAGGTCGTCGTCGGGATCGTCGCCACGGGGTACAACTCCACGGGCATCCCGGTCTATTCCGGCCTGGCCATGATCTGCGGCGTCAATGCCTTTCGTGCCGCCCGCGATGCGGGGATAGCCGATCGTGGCAAACTTTGAGCTCTCGTCAGAAACCTCGGCGATCATCACTGCTCTGGCCGTCTTTGTCGGGACGGCCATCGCTACGATCGTCGGCTACCGCAAATCGAAGACGGCGGAACCGGACGTCCAGCAGGTCATCCTGAAGCGGGCGACGGTGGCCGACTTCCAATCCTTCCACGACATGGCGACCCAGCTGAAGCGGATCGCCGACCACATCGAGACCTTCCTTGAGCGGGTAGAGGAGGACAAGCGCGTCGAGGAGCGCGCTCGTCACCTGGCCGATCGTTGGGAGAAGCACAGCCCTCCTCGAGGCTAGACCCATGATTAAGAGCCTGATCACGTGGGCCGGCGTCATCATCGCCGGCCTTCTTCTTTTCCTGCTGGCCTACACACTCGCGGCGGTCGTCGGTGCCGGCCGCGCGTTGGCCCATGACATCTACAGCGAGCTCCGCCAGCCCGGCACCGGGTTCAAGTGCTGCGGCGGGGTCGGGCCGGACGCCGACTGCGAGGCGCTCGACTTCAGCCAGATCTCCGAGCGCAACGGCTCCTTCGTGATCGACTCGAAGCGATGGGGCCGGCCAGTTCTGCTGGGCACCGGGAGGATCGTCTTCTCCGGCGTGCCGGGTGAGAAGCCGGGTACGGCAGGCCACTGGTGCGGCAAGCCGCGGACCATGGCCGGGTATGGCTGGCAGACGAGCGACGACCAGCCGGACCCGACCGTCTGGACCTTCTGCGCCTACATCGCGCCCGGAGGTGTCTGATGGCCTTCCCTGACCGCCGGGACGTCTGGCTGGCACCGAAGGACGGGACGAAGGTCTACCTCATCCTCAGCGACGCGATGGGTGAGTGGAAGAGCCTTGCGAAGATGAAGTGGAACGGAAAGGCATGGATCAGCTGCGACAGCGGCTTGCCAATCTCGTCTCTCGTACAGATCGTCGGCTGGATCCCGGCCGACCCCTAGGCCCGTGAGGGCGTTTCCTCTCCAGGAAGACTTGGCCCCGCCGGCTCGCGCTGGCGGGGCTTTTTCGATTCAGGGCATCACGTCGATGAGCTCGTACCCCGGACAATCGCGTGCCTCGGCGTCAGTGCCCCCTTCCAGGACAACTGCCGTTCCGAGGGCCAATATGGCGACGCAGGCGAGGTTACGAAGGATCAAGGCTGCTCGCCTCAACGCGCTGCTTGTGCCGCAACCTTTACACGGCAACACGTTGTCGCGACCCTCGCCAGACCTGTTTGATGTTGCGTCGGCAAGGCGGTCGAGGAAGCGCGCAACAGCCTCCTGATTGTCTACTATGTCCTCGGAGTCGTTTAAGAAAACGTTAACCAGACTAGACGTCGGAATGCAGGTCACCGGGGGCCTCACTTCCCGCATTCGCGCGGTGTGGTTGCTATGAATGCGATCTAATACCGCAGGCCTAGGCTCATGCAATAGGCATTCGCACGAATGTCGCAATTTCCTAGGCGCATATTAAAACGACGTTTTGCCCAAATCAGGGGCGCCGGCGCAAGTTCGCCCAAGCGAGGAGGGCAACCTCGTTGATCTGACGGAGCGCCTTGCCCTCGTCCTCCGTGCCCCATGCCTGGGCGGACAGCTTGGCGATCTCCTCCAGGGCCCTGGCAGCCTCCTCCACCGGCACCAGACCCTGCCGGGCCACGATGGGCCCGACGGTCTCTGCGAGGGCCCTGGCGCGCTCCTGGGCGGCCGCGCTGCCACGGACCGGGTGCATCTGCGCCTTGTCGTGGTAGACCGCCGCCCGCTGGCCCTCCGCCTCGATGTCCTTCCGACGGTCGTGCTCGTCTTCCATCACTCATCCTCCTCAAGGAACAGCCCGAAGATCTCTCCGGTCTTCACGCTGGAGTCGCCGCCGTCGGCACTCAGCAGCACCTTGCCTGCCTCGTCGACGAGCTCGATCAGCCTGATGTGGTAGACCTCGGTCGTCGACATCCCGTCGATCTTCCAGCCCTTGCGGGTCTTCTCAAGGTTGCCCACCGGCACCTTGAACTTGATCCCGAGCGCGTCGGTGAAGCGGAAGTGGTCGGGCTTGCCGCCGGTCTTATCGAACGTCGATGCGTGCGTCATGGAGTGCCTCCAATCGGTTTGAAGATGATGGCCAGAGCGACCGCCAGCCACATGATGATCAGCAGGATGATGAGGTGGGGAGGGGGGTCGTCGTCACCTACGGGACTTTCTACGGGACTCTCTGTTCCGTCGGTCGCGTTTCGTTTCCCCTCCGTGCCGTTCGGACCAGAGAGCCACTTGCGGAGCCGGTCTAGAAATCGTAGGCAGGCCCACGGAAAATGACCGTTCGGGGTATAGCGCAGCCTGGTAGCGCGGAAGTTTTGGGTACTTCAGGTCGCAGGTTCGAATCCTGCTGCCCCGACCACTCTCCGCGGGACGCCACGGGGCCCGGAAAATCGTTCGACAGGGATGACGAGGATGACAGCCCGGATCTACCGACCCGCCAAGACGGCCATGCAGTCTGGAACGGCGAAGGCGACGCGCTGGCTGCTGGAGTTCGAGCAGGAGAAGCCGCGCGAGATCGACCCCCTGATGGGCTGGACTAGCTCGGGCGACATGCGTCAACAGGTCAAGCTCTGGTTCGACACCAAGGAAGAGGCGCTGGCCTATGCCGCGCGTAACGGCATCGCCGCCAGCGTCGAGGACCCCAAGGACCCGAAGCGGCGGACCATCGCCTACTCCGACAATTTCAAGTTCAACCGCGTCCTGCCCTGGACGCATTGACGGACCCCGGTGACACGTCACCGGGGCTCCCGGCCCCGTAGCTCAGCTGGATAGAGCAGCCGCCTTCTAAGCGGCAGGTCGCAGGTTCGAGCCCTGCCGGGGTCGCCATGCGTCGTGGATTTCCGGCGGGCAGACCCCGGACGGAAAAAGACCCGGGGTCGACCCCCGGGTCTCTGTCGCGACGGCGCAGCGGATGGCGCGGCCAGCCGGCCCTCGAAAGGGACGGCTGGCCTGGAATGCGTCAGCCCCGGATGATGCGGCGATTGCCTTCCTCGTACTTGTCGATGAAGTCTTCCGTCGACTTGAGGGATTCGTTCGTCGCCTTGTCGATGGTCGCCTGATTGTTGATCATCTTGTTGATGATCGCCCGGAGCCGTTCTGCTTCGGCCTGCTGGACATCGGCCGCGTATTGCAGGTGAGCGGAGGCCATGTGGCCGATCGCGTCCGACAGCACCATTGCAGCCTGGCCCATATAGGCGATGTCCTTGTTGCCTTCGCCCGATATGTACTTCACGACGTCCTTGTCCAGGGCCATCGTCGTATAGCCGTTTTTTGCTTTCAGCTCAGCCTCGATCCGCTTGTATTCGTCCTTGAAGGAATTTTTCGGGGGTGAGCCGGGATCCGGAGCCGCAGCGCCTGCTCCGTGCCCTGGCGCGGGGACGGCGGCAGTAGCGCTACCACCGGGGGCAGGAGCCGGATCGGGAGCCCCGGCTGCGGAACCGCCGGTGCTGACCGTTGCCGTCTGGGTGGGACTGTCGCCAGAGCCGGGGACGGTCGCGCCGCCGTGACCGGTGCTCGTTCCTGCCGGCTGCTGGGTGGGCGCCGTGTTGGCCGGGGCAGTCGTCGGCGCGGCGGGCGGAGCGTTCGCTGCCGTGCCGGGTGCCGTGTTGGCCGGGGCAGTCGTCGGCGCGGCGGGCGGAGCGTTCGCTGCCGTGCCGGGTGCCGTGTTGGCCGGGGCAGTCGTCGGCGCGGCGGGCGGAGCGTTCGCTGCCGTGCCGGGTGCCGTGTTGGCCGGGGCAGTCGTCGGCGCGGCGGGCGGAGCGTTCGCTACCGTGCCGGGTGCCGTGTTGGCCGGGGCAGTCGTCGGCGCGGCGGGAACCTCGCCGGCCCCGAGCGTGCCGTGGACTGGGCTGCCCCTATCGGGCGTCAGCGCGCCGGCGGGCGTGACGGTGTCGGCCCTGCCGTGGACTGGGCTGCCCATACCGGTCGTCGGCGCGTCGGGGGGCGTGACGGTGTCG